TTACATTTAATGGTGTTAATAGTTATGGAGAAACATATTATAATGAATCTCTAATAGAAACATTTGGTGATACACATCGCGCTGTGTATGATAGAACAGCTACTTCAGATTTTGGCGCACAAATTGGTGCACAGGGAGCTGGCGGTGCATACCAAAGAAATATGTTGACTGATAACTACATTGGTACATACTATCTTGATTGTTATGATGCTCTTGATAACTATGGTCGATTAGTTGGACCAACCGCTGATTCAAGAGCATTTTGGCTTATGTCTAGAACATCTCTAGCAGCAGGGGGTTTCAAGGCATATAAAAACCTAATAAATATTGGCACAACAGCTTACGCTAATGCAGGAACACAACCTGATGTAACTGTTTATATTGGTGGGTTAAATTCATTAAACACTTTAGTTATTCCTACGAATCATAACTTAGCATTTGCCTCTATGGGTAAGGGGTTAAATCCAACACAAGCTGCCGATTATTACACAGCTGTTCAAACATTTCAAACAACATTAGGAAGACACGTATAATCATGAAAGTAGGATTACTTACAATACAGCAAAAAGAAGATCTTGTGGAGCAAAAGTATGCCCCGGATTCTTATTTTAATCCTATACAAGATATTGACAATAATTGGGTTATTTCTACTCAAGAAATAGATTATTGTATTAACTCTGCATTTTTCTGGGTTAAAAGTCTTCCTCTTATTGATTACAAACCAAAACCAATAATTCCTCCTATTAGTTAATGTTAAAATTTTCTGTTTGTTATGGCTACCGATGAATTAAAAAACATTCAAAGTAAAGTAAATTCTTTATCTGATAAAATAGATGATATTCATAAGGCTCTTGTAGGAGATGATTATGATAAAGAAAAAGGTGTGGTTCCGCGCCTTAAAAAAGTAGAAAAATATATTGAAGTAGATAAAAAAGTAAAGTGGGTTGGTGGAGGATTTGCTATTGCAATTGGCGGTGGCTTAAAATCTATGTGGGATTGGTTATCTAATCATGTGTAATATGAAAAAGTTTTTTAAATCAATGCTCTCAGATGAGAGAGGAACATGGTCACATAAAAGAGTTATAGGTATAACTTGTGCTTTGGTACTATGCGCATGCTTGATTATAACAAGTATTATACCCAAAGAATTTGCACCACCTACACCACTTATTGATGCTGTACTTACCTTAGCTTGTGTATGTATAGCAGGTACTACAATAGACAAATTCTCTTTTAAAGAAAAACCAAAATCTGAAGAAAATGCGTAAATACACAATTGGAGAATTACAATTTGAATTCAAAAGATTGGGATATCAATGGTTTGATTTCATGATTGTAGGTATAAGATCTACACTAGATAAACCCAATGAGTTTGATGATCTTATTGGGTTAGTTGCTAATGGGAAAGTTACCTGGTTTACAGGTACCACTAATCCAGGAGTACACTGGCTTAAAAATATCATGAATCCTAAAGGTACCGCTGTTCTTAAACCTGGTCAATACATTGACTCTTGGAAATTAGGATTACATCAAGGTAAGTATAAAGCTCTTGTGCAAGCTAAAGCAATTACTGTATATAGAGATAAAGATTTGGATNATAAGTCTGAAGAAACAGCTACTACAGATACNGGTTATTTTGGTATAAANATTCANAGAGCTAATCCATCTGCAATATCTAAAATCATAGATAAATGGTCAGCTGGATGTCAAGTACTTAACAATCCTGCAGATTTCAAAATTCTTATTGATGAGATTGAAGCGAGCAAACAAAAACTCTTTACCTATACACTACTTAAACAGTTTTAATCATGTCAACAAAAAACCAAAAATACTTTGACATTATAGCACGCTATATCAAGAAGTATCCCAACTCTCCTAAAAAGACTTTAAGTAGAAAAATTTATAACGAGAATAAATTGATTTTTGGTAATCTAAATTCCGCTTATAATGCATTAAGATATTATACACAATCAAGAGGAATCACCGCTAGAAAACAACTTGCTCCGGATAAAAAGCTAAACATGATCCAATATGGATCAAATGGTAAACCTGTAAATGAGTTTGAATTACCTGAATCGGATTATTCACCAGTAGAATCTTTTATAATTCCTACTACTATTAGTAAGTTAGGTATTCTTTCCGATATACATATTCCTGAACATGATATAAATGCACTTACAGTAGCAATAAGAGATCTGCAAAATGAAAATATAGATGGATTGCTATTAAACGGTGATATCCTAGACATGCACCAAGTATCGAGACACTTTAAAGACCCAGGGAAAGCTCGTATTAAAAAAGAGTTTGAACTGGGTTCTCAATTTTTAGATGCTATAAGAAAAGCTTTTCCAAACATACCTATCTATTTTAAAGAGGGTAATCATGAAAAGCGCTGGCCGGTTTGGTTAAGAGCTAGAGCTATTGAAATATGGGATGACGAAGAATATACAATTCCAGCTAAACTTAGATTGGGTGAAAAACAAATCACGTGGATACCTAATAATCAGCCTATTAAGTATGGCAATCTGTGGATAATTCATGGTAATGAAATATCAGGAAATTCTAGGGTTTCTCCTGCGCATGCTGTATCTTTAAGAGCACACGAAAGTACTTTGACAGGAGATAAACACAGGCCGGATAAAAAACATGTAAAACATCAATTATCCGGTAGCATCACTACCTATTATACAACAGGTTGTTTATGTGGATTGAGAGCAGACTATCTTCCAAACAATGATTGGATGCATGGATTTGCAATAGCCTATGTAAATTCTCAAGGTAATATCAGTGTTCAAAATAAAGAAATACATGAAGGTGTGATACTTTAAATTTTAAGCCATGTTTGATAAGCTTTATGAACTCTTAACTGCAGTGTGGTCAGATGTTTGGATATTCAAAATCATTAATCAAAATGAAAAAGGAATCCGATTGAGACTTGGTAAAGTTCATAAAGAACTTAATTCAGGACTGGTATTTAAAGCACCTTTTATAGATAACATCATGCAACAATATGTTGGTGATGATACTATACAATTTCCTTCTCAAAAGCTTACTACTAAAGATGGAAAAATTGTTACTATAACAGGGATGATGCTGTATAATATTACAGATGTAAAACCCTTTGTTTTAAATGCAAGTATACCAACTCAAACTCTTTCGGATGTTGCTACAGGTGTCATATCTGATATAGTTTTAAAACATACCTGGGCCGAGCTTATAGAAAATCTCGAATCTCTCAATAATAAAATAAGCATATCTGTTAGACGAGAATGTAAAGAATGGGGAGTGCACGTAGAATACGTAAGGCTTACAGATATAACAGCTTCAAGAACTTTTAATATTTTCAAAAACAGTGAAGCTCATCTTTAGTATATTTGTATTATTCTCAATTGAGAAGTCTTATGAAGAAAGTTACATTTATACTTTAAATACTTGCTTAATAATAGAAACTGACAGTTGTATATATTATCTTAATCCTATTCCGGATCAACCTATTATAGATAGCTTATTGGAAATCAATTAATTCTGAACTATTGCCCTCCCAATAGTTCCTTTCCCCAAGAGCCTAGTCCCGTAAGACTAGGTTTCTTGTTTTATAACTATTTGATATTTAAACTTTTTATATTACATTTGTTAAATGTTTAACCTAAAACCAAATAAACATGTCACAAGACAACATTGAAAATCAAGAGGAGCTTACACCAGAACAAATAGAAGCTCTCAGAAAAAACATGACTGATTATTATACTGATCAGATCCCTATGCTTGAGCTACAACATAAAGCAGAAAGCTTAGCTGCAGATTTGGAAGAAGCCAGACTTAGAAGACTTGTAGCTTCTATGCGCATTGCTCAAATCATGGCAGGACCTAAAGAAGATCCAGAAGCTAAAGAATCTCAACAAGAACTTTCTGAGTTTAAGAAAGAAAGAAAGCTTAAAACTAATTAAAAATGGCTAAAGTAAATCTTGTATCAAAGCGTGTTCAGATGGACAAGTGGAATATACTTAAGTTCCAGCTTGTCACTCATTGCTATATTCAAGGTTTAGCTTTATCAGAATCTGAGCTTAACTGCTTAACTCTCTTAGGAATTAATACAGAAGCCGAACTTGCAGATTTTTGCAATGCTTCTTGTGCTGAAGATCAGAGAGATAAAGAACCATCTTTAGAACATAAGTCCCATATATTCAAGAATCCTCAGACAGTAAGAAACTGTTTGACTAAGCTTGAAAAAATGGGGCTTATTACTAAGGAGGGGAAGAATAGAAAAAAGATCTATTTAGCAGAATCTCTAAAGGTTCAGACTAAAGGTAACATAGTTCTTGATTATAAAATAGTGCATCTTGAACCCGAAAAAGTCTAAAGTAATAGTTGATATAACAGCTAAGGAATTAGATGTTAGCTCTGATTTGGTTAAAGATATAACCTCATTCTACTGGAGTAGAATAAGAAAAGCATTAACTAAATTAGAATTTCCAGCAATAAATCTTGAAGGTTTAGGGGAAATGACTATAAGACCTATTAAACTAAAAGAGTTTACAGAAGATCATGTAAATCTTCAGAAATATGTAAACCCTAAAAAATTTGGTGGTTTTGCAAGACTAAAGAATATTGAAAATAGACTCGAAAGACTTGTGAATATGCAGCTTATGTTGGATATACATGAAATGAAAAGAGAACAATCTAAAACCAAAAGAAATGAGTATCAAAAAAATCTGGAAGAACCGAGCACAAATTCTGGAGGGAATCAAGAATAGTGTTTTTAAACAAGAACATATAGAATTAATTGCTGCAGAAAGACAATCTATCTGTGATAAATGTGACCTTATTGACCTTAAAGGAGATAAATGTTTGGTACCGGGAACTAAGCCTTGTTGTGGAGAATGTGGTTGTAGTTTAGACTTTAAAACACGATCTCTTTCATCACATTGTCCACACCCTAAAGGACCTAGGTGGGATGCTTATCTTACTGAAGAAGAAGAGGATACACTAAATGCTGAGCTAGGAATTTAAACATGAAAATTATTTGTCTGGTAACAATGTATAATAGACCTCGCATATCTGAGATATTTCTTACAGGTATGCGAAGATTAGGTATTGAAGTATTTGCATCAGTATCAGACAGATTCTCTAATGATATCTGTAATAAGTTTGGTATACAGTTTATACTAGAACCTAATCTACCTATAGGTAAAAAGCTTAACAAAACTCTAGAGTCAATAATGCATAAAGATTGGACACATCTTATGATATCAGGAGATGATGACTTATATCTAAATGAGATTCTAGATATTTATGATACCTATAAAGATGAACCAGCAATAGGATTTAAAACTCTTTATTTTATTGAACCTTCAAGTCAAAGAGCAATGCGATTTGAATATGAAGCAGATATTACTATTGGTGCAGGAAGATTACTAAGAAGAGATGTGGTAGAAAAGGTTTTACAAATAAAGAAAGGTTTATGGGATAGGTATCTAAATAAATCACTGGATGCTAGCATGACTAGAAATCTAAATTTTATAGGTGTTACAGCCAGATGCATACCTTTAGATAAACCCTTAATCATAGATGTTAAAAGCAAACAAAATATATGGTCTTTTGATAGAATACATGACTTTAAAAAAACTGTAAATATTATAGAGCCTCAATCTTATGACTCAGTAGTTGGTCTTTTATCAGATAAAGAAAAGCTGCTGATATCCAAACTTCCCAAATAATATCAACTCCCATGACACTCATATTCAAATCAGAAACCCACTCCTACACAAGCCTCAATCCAGATGAACAAATAGAATGGACTAGTGTAACTAAATTTGTTAGCTTATTTAAGGATAAGTTTGATGCTGTTAAAATAGCAGAAAAATCTTCTAAGAATAAACGCTCAAAGTGGTATAATATACCACCAGAAGAGATTCAACAAATTTGGGCAAATGAAGCTAAAAGAGCTACTGATTTGGGTACTTGGTATCATAATCAAAGAGAATCGGATATTACAGGAATTGATACTATAGATAGACAGGGTATTTCAATTCCAATTATTAAACCTATTATTCAAGATGGTGTTAAACATGCACCTGATCAAAAACTTACAGAGGGTATTTATCCTGAACACCTGGTATATCTTAAATCAGCAGCGTTGTGTGGACAATCAGATCTTGTAGAAGTCATTAAGAACACTGTCAATATTATTGATTACAAAACCAACAAAGAAATCAAGACAGAATCATACAAGAGCTGGGAAGGGCTATCTCAAAAAATGAGTGGCCCATGTTCACATCTAGATGATTGCAACCTTAATCACTATGCTTTACAATTAAGTACTTATCTTTATATTATATTGAAACACAATCCTCAGTATAAACCAGGTAAGTTAACTCTGCATCATATTATTTTTGAAGAAGAGTCTAAAGATAAATATGGTAATCCTGTTGCTAAAAGAGATCAAGATGGTAATCCAATAGTAAAAGAAGTTGTACCTTATGATGTTCCTTATTTAAAAGCTGAGGTAATAGCCATGATTAACTGGTTAAAAGATAACCACAATACAATAAATAAATGAGTAACGATACTTATCAGCACCAAAGCACATTCTGCCAAGAAGTAAAAGACAAAAAGCTTTCACCTTATGTAGAGCTAACGGTTATTTTAGAGAATGTTAAAATGAAAGAAGATCTGGGTATTGAAGAACTTTATAGACTAAGGCTCACGATTAACATGTTAGATGTAGAGGGGTTTAGAGAGTCAATAGATGATAATGGAAATTTAGAACCTTTTGTTATGCTTTATATGAAAGATGGCAAATTATTTTGTATAGATCTTTCATATGATAATTTTAAAATTCTATTTAAAAAACATAAGTATGATTACTAGATTATTTGATATAGAAAATGGAGAGGTTAAAGCTTCAGAGCACTGCTATGCTTTAAAGTTTTTAAAAGATATTATGAATGAATATCCGGATAATCACATAAAGATCTACAAGTATTTATTTTACATGACCTGTCCTAATCCTGATATGAATCCTTATTTTCATATGAGTGAGGTAGAAAAGGAAGAAGTTATACTTGAGGACATTGAAGCAGATTTTTCCACAGATGATGATCTTATTCAAATAGCTCTTAAAAAGTGTGAAAAGATGTATGAAACTCCTACATCTAGAGCATATAAGGGTCTTAAATCCATGTTAGATAGATTAGCTATTTACATGGAAAACACGCCTATTACACATGGCAGAGATGGTAATATTAATTCGCTTGTTGGTGCAGCTAAAAATTTTGAAGGAATAAGAGCTTCATTCAAAGGTGCTTATAAAGATTTAAAAGAAGAACAACAATCTCATGTGCGAGGTGGCGCAGGCCTTGCTTATGATCAAATGTAAAACTAATGAAAAAAGAATTTATGAATGATTGGTTGTTTCATTACAACCCTTATACAGAAGTTTGGTCTGCTTTCTATAGACAAGATATGGTATCTTATTTTAATGGAGAAAAGCCTCAATCTTTATTGCAGTCAAATAAGCATGCTACTTTAGTAGAGTTAATTAGTAAAGCTGAGGGTAATCTAAAAACAATCAAGAAACTAATTAATGGCTAGTTATATTAAAATACCTACTTGGAATAAAGGAATTTGGGAATACACCGAATTTAATACTCGAGATGAGTACAAAGCTTTTGTTTTGTCTTTATTCAAAGAGCCTGGTAAATATGACTTTAATGAAACGTCTTTATTTTTTAATACAGAAGCTCAGAGATTTAGAGAACAAAATTACTACTGTGCTTCACCTATGGGAAGTAAAGATTATAGAAAGTATTGGGATGCAGAAAAAGAAAAATGCAGATATGGAGCAATCTTCAAAGATGATCAACACACATGGTACCTTCCCAGAGAATATTACATGTGGCTCAATTTCTTACCAATTAACGATAAAGAAAAAAGAAAGTTTGACTTTCCAACTGTCAGAGATGCTCAATATCACATGGCACTCTACGAGCTCCTTGCAGAGCTTAACTATCAACATGCAGCTGTCCTCAAAAAACGACAAATAGCATCATCTTATTTCCATTGTGCTAAGATGATAAATCTTATATGGTTTGAAGAAACACCTATTGTTAAAATGGGCGCAAGCCTTAAAGATTACATCAATGAAAAAGGATCTTGGAAATTTCTTAATGAGTATAAATCATTCCTAGATTTACATACTGCTTGGTATAGACCTATGAATCCAGGTAAAGTTCTTTTGTGGCAACAGCAAATTGAACAAGTAATAGGTGGTAGAAAAAGCATGACCGGTCTAAAAGGAGTGCTTCAAGGAGTTACTTTTGAAAAAGATCCTACATCTGGTGTAGGTGGACCATGTACTTTTTTCTTTCATGAAGAAGCGGGTATTGCACCAAAGATGGATATGACAGTGGAATTCTTGTTTCCTGCCATGCAATCAGGTATGCTTACCACTGGATTATTTGTAGCTGCAGGATCAGTGGGTGACCTAGATCAGTGTCAACCACTTAAGCAAATGATATTATATCCAGAAGCAAATAGTATATATTCTGTAGAATCAAATCTATTAGATGATAGAGGTACTATAGGTAAAACAGGTCTCTTTATTCCTGAGCAATGGTCAATGCCTCCTTTTATAGATCAGTATGGTAACTCCCTGGTTGAAGAATCGGTGAAAGCAATTGATACTCAAAGACTTAAGTGGAAAAAAGACCTGTCACCAGAACAATATCAGCTTAGAATATCTCAGCATCCTAAGAATATAGCTGAGGCATTTGCCTTTAGAAAAGTATCTAAATTTCCAACACATCTTGTATCGGCTCAAAAAAGAAGGATTGAGGAGAAAGAATATCCTTATGAGTTTATAAATCTGGAGAGAGATGCTTCAGGTAAAATAGAAGCCAAAGCAACCAACAAACTACCTATTAGTGAGTTTCCTATAACTAAGAATACTGAAGATAAAACAGGAGTTCTTGTTGTATGGGAAAAACCTCAAGCTAATGCTGAATGGGGTACCTATTATGCATCTATTGACCCTGTTGGCGAAGGTAAAACAACAACCTCAGAATCACTCTGTTCTATTTATGTCTACAAAAACCCGGTAGAAGTTACTAGAATAGATAGGGGTGAAACAACCAATTTTACAGAATCAGATAAAATAGTTGCTGCTTGGTGTGGCCGATTTGATGATATTAATAAAACCCATGAAAGACTAGAGTTAATAATAGAGTGGTATAATGCATGGACTATAGTAGAAAGTAACATATCCCACTTTATTAACTACATGATACACAGGAAGAAACAAAAGTATCTTGTACCAAAAAGTCAGGTTCTCTTTCTCAAAGATCTAGGCTCTAATACTAATGTATTCCAGGAGTATGGGTGGAAAAACACAGGCACTCTATTTAAAAGTCACATGCTTAGCTACCTGATTGAGTACCTAAAAGAGGAGATTGATCATGAAACTAAAGATGATGGTACTATAGTAAAGACTACTTATGGGGTAGAAAGAATACCAGATCTTATGGCTTTTGTTGAAATGGAGGCCTATGATGATGATGTAAACGTGGATAGATTAGTATCTTTAGCAGCATTAATAGCATTTGCCAAAGTTCAGCAAGCTAATAGAGGATATAGAAAACGTGTAGAAGAGGTGAATACCAAGAACTTGCAAAAGTCTGATAATTTGTATAAATTAAATACAAGCCCTTTTAGGCATATGGGGAAAATGAGAAAAGTTCCAGGAATGAGCTTTCCTAAATCTCCATTTAAAAACATGAGATAATGGCATATTTATTAGGAAAATCTCCTATGCAAACTACAAGAAGAATTAAATCGGGTAACTATAATTTAAAATTTATATAAAATGCGTATCCTGAATGCAATGCAGATGAAGGCTGGGGCTAAAGCGGAGTATAACCGCATGGGCTCTATCACTCAACCTATTCAATTTTTACCCAGAAAAGAAAAAGATGATGATTGGACTGCGTGGAATCTTGATTGGTTAGAGTGGCAAGGTCTTAAGCAAATCAGAAGAAATGCTAGAAGACTCATGAAAAACTATAAGCTTGCAAAAGGTATTATAGATAAAACAGACTATCTTGTTTCTGAGGATAATGAAAATAGAGACTTATTAGAAACACTTACTCAGGAAGACTTTAGTGCACTTGAGCTTAAGTTTTACCCTATTATTCCCAATGTTATCAATGTAATGGTAGCTGAGTTTGCTAAGCGCAATACTAAAGTTACCTTTAAAGCTGTAGATGAGTTCTCATATAATGAACTCATGGAGCAAAAAAGACAAGCTATTGAGCAGGTTCTTTTAAATCAAGCTCAACAAAAGCTACTTAATAACATGATTGAAATGGGGCTTGATCCTGAAGATCCACAGGTTCAAGAACAAATGCAGCAACAACTTTCTCCAGAAAATCTTAAAACTCTTCCTGAAATTGAAGACTTCTTTAGTAAGAATTACAGATCTATGGGAGAAGCATGGGCTCAGCATCAATTCAAAGTAGATGAAGAGCGCTTTAAGATGGATGAATTAGAGGAGCGCGCTTTTAGAGATATGCTTATTACAGATAGAGAGTTCTGGCACTTCCGCATGATGGATGATGACTTTGATATTGAACTCTGGAATCCTGTAATGACATTCTACCACAAGTCACCAGAAGTAAGATATATTTCTCAAGGTAACTGGGTTGGTAAAGTAGAGATGATGACTGTAGCTGATGTTATTGATAAGTATGGTTATCTAATGACTCAGGAGCAACTTGAGTCTCTTGAAGCTATTTATCCAGTAAGATCTGCGGGTTATCCTTTACAAGGATATCAAAATGATGGTAGCTACTACGATGCTACTAAGGGTCATGATTGGAATACTAACATGCCTTCTTTACAATACAGACAATTTGTATCTATGTATGATAACTTTATCTACAATGGTGGAGATATTGTTAACTGGGTAATGGGTGAGTCTGAAGATTACAAAGACATGGGTATGGCTTTCATGCTTAGAACAACTACAGCATATTGGAAGTCACAAAGAAAAGTAGGCCATCTTACTAAAGTAACTGAATCAGGTGAAGTAATTGTAGATATAGTAGATGAAGACTATAAGATTACGGATAAGCCTATCTATAATACAGCATTATATAAAAATAAGACTAAAGACAATCTTATTTTTGGAGAGCATATTGAGTGGATCTGGATCAATGAAGTTTGGGGAGGTGTAAAAATTGGTCCTAACCACCCATCCTTCTGGGGTATGAATAACCCAGGAGGTATTAATCCTATGTATCTTGGAATTGATCAAAACCGCATTGGTAAGCTTAAATTCCAATTTAAAGGTGATAATACACTCTATGGTTGTAAACTACCGGTAGAGGGATCAGTATTCTCAGATAGAAATACCAGATCTACTGCTATGGTAGATCTTATGAAGCCATTCCAAATTGGATATAATATTGTCAACAATCAAATTGCTGACATCCTAGTAGATGAGTTGGGGACCGTAATTTTGTTGGATCAAAATGCGCTGCCCCGACACTCTCTGGGTGAAGATTGGGGGAAAAACAATCTTGCCAAAGCTTATGTGGCAATGAAGAATTTCCAGATGTTACCATTGGATACAAGTATTACTAATACTGAAAATCCACTTGCTTTCCAGCATTTCCAGGTAATGAATCTTGAGCAGACTCAGCGTATGATGTCTAGGATTAATTTAGCTAACTACTTTAAGCAACAGTGTTTTGAAGTAATCGGTATTACTCCACAAAGACTTGGTCAACAAATTGGTCAAACTAATACAGCTACAGGAATAGAGCAAGCAGTTGCAGGATCCTATGCACAAACAGAAATGTACTTTGTACAACACTCTGATTACTTGATGCCAAGAGTTCACCAAATGAGAACTGATCTTGCTCAATTCTATCACAGTAGAAAACCTTCTTTAAGACTTCAGTACATGACTTCTCTTGATGAGAAGGTAAACTTTGAAATCAATGGTACTGATTTATTACTTAGAGATCTTAACGTATTCTGCACTACTAAGGCAAATCACAGAGCTATGGTAGAACAGATGAAACAACTAGCCCTTTCTAATAATACAGCAGGTGCAAGTATCTATGATTTAGGTAATATTATGACTTCAGAATCTATGGCTGAGCTTACACACAGTCTTAAGAAAATTGAAGATAAAACTAATAAACAAAGACAAGAGCAAATGCAGCATGAGCAGCAAATGCAACAAGCTGAACTTGAGCAAAGAGCAAAAGAAAAGCAGCTTGAGCTTGATCAGGAATCTATGGAGAAAGAAAAAGATAGAAGAAAAGATATTTTAGTGGCTGAGATTAAATCAGCAGGTTATGGTTCAATGCAAGACATTAACCAAAACTTACAATCTGATTATGCAGATCAAATGGATGTTATTCGTAAATCCGATGAGTTTCAACAAGTTATGGGTCTGAAGCAACAGGTTCAATCTAACAAAGAGATGAATGCTAGAGAAAAACTAGCAATTGAAAGAGAAAAGATTCAGGCTCAGAGAGATATGAAGAATACTGAGTTACAGATAGCTAAAGAGAACAAAAACAAGTATGATGTAGGTAAATCAAAAGAAAATAAACAGAAGAAAAAGTAAAGTTAGCTATCTAGTGGAAAATTTATTTTAGCAACCTAAACTTAAAATGTTTATTTAAATAAATTTGCTTATATTATATATAAGTATTAGAGAATAAAACCAAAACCAACAATATGTCTGATACACAAACCAATACAGCAACTACCACTGTACAAGAGGTAGAAATGGATCTAGATAATCTTCTAGGTACACCTGGTGCAGAGAATGTAATGCTCCCTGCAACAGAAGAAAAGAAACCAAGTGTATTTACACAACCAACTGTAGATACTTCGTTCCTTGACAATGATGATGATGATACTCCAGAAGAGGGTAAAACTCCAGCTCCTGCAGTAGTTAATAAAGCTCTTGACCAAATTGTCAACGAGGATATGGGTGTAGATGAATCTGATGAGGATGAGTCTAAAGCCAATTCTGGTAGACCTAAGATGTCAAAAGATGCTATGATTGAGCTTGCAAAGAAGCTTATTGATAAAGGACAACTTATTCCTTTTGATGATGATAAGCCTCTTGAAAAGTATTCAACTCAGGATTTTGAAGAGCTTTTTGAAGCTAACATGCAGGAAAGAGAGCGCAAGCTTAGAGAACAAACTCCGGTAGAATTCTTTGAAGCTCTTCCTGAAGAATTGCAGTATGCAGCTAAATATGTAGCTGATGGTGGTGCAGATCTTAAAGGACTCTTTAAAGTTCTTGCTCAAGTAGAAGAAACAAGACAACTTGATCCATCTACAGAAGATGGGCAAGAAACCATTGTAAGATCTTACCTGCAAGCTACAAACTTTGGTACAGTTGAAGAAATTGAAGAAGAGATTGAAGCTTGGAAAGATAGAGGAGATCTTGAGTCAAAAGCTAATAAGTTTAAGCCAAAGTTGGATGCTATGCAAGAGCAGGTAGTTCAACAAAAATTAGCTCAACAAGAAAAGCTGCGTAATCAACAACACGCTCAGGCTCAAGCTTATATGGAGAATGTGTATAATACACTTGCTCCAGGAGAGCTTAATGGACTCAAGGTAGATAAGAAAGTACAAAGCATGCTTTATACAGGTCTTGTTCAACCTAACTATCCTTCAGTAAGTGGAAGACCTACTAATATGTTAGGTCACCTTTTAGAGAAGTATCAATATGTAGAACCTAGACATGATCTAATTGCAGAAGCACTTTGGCTTCTTGCAGATCCTGATGGGTATAAAGCAAAAGTTAGAGAAATTGCTGTTAAAGACACAGTAGCTAAAACAGTAAGACAACTCAAAACTGAGCAAGCAAGTAAAAATACAGCATCTGTTGTGGATGATAATGATGAACCAAAAAAACCATCAGTTCAAAAACTTCAGAGAGGACAAAATAATTTTTTCAAACGATAAACAATTAACAATTAACCTAAATTAAAACAAATGGCAACTCCAGTTTTAAATAATGGTATCTTCCTGCGCGATACCAATTATCAAGCTAGTTCTCATGTGGATTCTTACCACTTGGTGAACATGCTTAAGAATGCAGAACCAATGGATCTTGGTCCAGTAGATATCTGGGCTATGGCTCAGAAAGTAGAAATGCCTCTTTACCAGCTTTCTAGCTTTGGTGGTAAAAACATCATCAATGTAGATAATGCTCGTGGTGAGTATAAGTGGCAGACTCCTGTTTCTCAGGATCTTCCTTATATCATTGAGGATATTGAACCAAACAATACTAACAAAGGTATTGATGGTACTACTTTCAAAATCAAAATCAACCGTAGAGAATTTGGACATGGTGATATCATCACTTATGACAAGTACAATGGTTGTGAAATGTACATCACTGCTGATGATATTCTTCCTATGGGAGATGGTTTCATCTACACTGTGCAATTGGTAAACAATGACAACTACAAGTTCTTGGATAACAAGTATTTGTCAAATGGTACTAANATCTTCCGCAANGGTTCTGCACGTGGTGAATATGGTGAGCGTTTCTCTGATATCATGACTCGTTCTGGTTTCCGNGAATTCTACAACTTCGTAGGTGGAGCTGAAGCACATGTACACTACTCAGTATCTTCTCGCGCTGACTTGATGGTTAAAGGTGGTTTGAATGCTGATGGCACTGTACCTGTAACTGAAATCTGGCGCAACTTTGATAAAAACATGGACCCTTCAATTGCTAAGATTGAAGACATGGTTTCTGTAATGGGTAAAGATTATGTGAAAAAAGCTGTAGCTAATGGTACACTTACTCGCACATTCTTGACTACTATGGAATCTGCTCACTTGACTAAAATTGCAACTGACATTGAAACCTACTTGATGTGGGGTCANGGTGGTCGCATTAAGCAAGATGGTCCAGATGATATGCGTCTTTCTGTAGGTCTTTGGAAGCAATTGGATAACTCCTTCAAGCGTGTTTACAACAAGAACAACTTCTCTCTTGAATTGTTCCGCGGTGAGTTGTACAACTTCTATGCAGGTCGCGTTGAGTTCCAGGGTCCAGATCCTAAGAGACAACTTATTGTTCAAACCGGTATGGGTGGTATGCGCATGGTTAATGAAGCTATCAAGCGTGAAGCTGTTAACTCAGGTCTTGTTATCCAAGCTGCAGACAACAATGGTATTGGTGCAATCACTGGTAAAGGAATGGATCTTAACTATGGATTCGCATTTACTAGCTANGTGATCCCATTCCTTGCTAATGTTAAGTTTGTACTTAACCCTGCATTTGATAACTTGCANACAAATGACATTGAAAACCCAATCATTGATGGTAACCCATTGTCATCTTACAGCTTTGTTATCTTTGATATCACTGACACTGGAAATGACAACATCTTTATGTTGAAGCTTTCTTGGGATAATCAATTGAAGTGGTGGTACCAGAATGGTACTATGGATTACATGGGCCGTACACAAGGCTTCCAGTCTTCTGGTCAATTCAATGGATACCGTGTAATGATGACTCAAACAATGCCAGCAATCTGGGTAAAAGACCCAACCAAAGTGTTGAAAATTGTTATGAGAAACCCAATCACTGGTGGATCATTCTAATTGAAAATTACCTAAAAAGAAAAGGGAGGGGGAAACTCCTCCCTTTTTTAATAAACAACCCTTAAACTCTTAAATAAAATGGCTATTAAACTTCTTCAGAAACTTTTCCCTGCATCTCCAGATCCTATTATTGCGTCACATCAAATTCGAGAAGCAGCACTTCCTCGCTTTGCTCACCTTAATGAGGTAGTAGGTGATGTTAGTGATTACGGATTTTACACAGTAGATGCTTCATCTACATTGACTGTTCCTGTAACAACTAGCAAAGGTATCATTGAAATTCAAAATTTTGATGGCGTAGCTACTATACCAGCTTCTTCATTTGTAACATCAGTAGGAATGTATATCTATAACGCAGATATCTCTACCAATGCAGATGATAACTATGTTCAAATTACTCCTTATTACATTCAAGCCATTGGTGATAAAGCTATCCCTTACATTCTTGTAACTGGAGCTTTGACAAACCAGGTAAGTCTTGCTATTTACAATGCTAGTCCAGCAGCAGCAGGTGCAAATCAGTGGACTGGAACTTTCTATATTTTTTATGAAATTAAGAATATTGCTCAGTAATTTTTATATTTGACTATTCAAAAACCAAAACCAAAACCAAAATGAGTTATACAATTGTAGAATTACCCACAGTAAAGGCAGGAAATATTTCCATTAAGCCTTATTTTGATCCTGAGATTTCTAATCTAGGTTTAGAGAAATATGGACTGTCTTTATTTGATGGGGTCTTCCATGAAGAACAGCTTGCATGTCTTGAGCAAAATGGTATTAAGCGTTACATTACAGGTCTTAATGAATTTGCACCTGATGTAAAAAACTTAAGAGATCCTGAATTAAGAGAAGCAAAAATTCAAGAAATTAGAAATGTTGTAGCAAAACTTGAAGCAGAGCTTGCTGCAAATATTATTGATCCTTCTGATCCGGAGTTTTGGAATAAAGTAAAATTACTTAGACCAAATAATGATGAATTCTGGAATAGAATTACAATTCGTTGTGGTAATCAACCATTGTTTTTAGATCCGGCTAAAGATCCTTATGATCTTATCAAACTCTATGGTATTGAAGCAGGAGGATTTTCTATTGTAGCCAAAAGCTATGAAGATGCTAGATCAAGAGCTGTAGCACCTAAGTTTTACTTAGATAAAACAGTTGATACAGTATCTACTAAAACAGAAGTTAAAAAGCTTAAGAACAAAGCACTTGCTGAACTTCAAAAGCTTTATGATAAGAATACTAACAAGCTTCTCTATGTTGCTAAAGTAGTAGATGCTAATAGTGTTCAATATAAAAAGTCAACACCTAATGATATTGTCTATGACAACATGGATAGATTCATTAATGGTGAAGGTGTAGAACCAAATGCTAAGAGAGCAGCAACATCATTCCTTGATGCAGCAGCTCTAGATATGGAAACATTAAAGCTAAAAGCAATTATTAGAGATTCAACTTTCTATAAATTTATTGCTGCTAAGCCTGATGGATTTATCTATCACCTTGAATCTGCATCAATGATGGGAAGAAATCCATCTGATTGTGTAGAATTCTTGCGAAATCCATTAAATGAAACTATATTAATAACACTAACCAAAGCGGTTGAAAAATTCTGGAATCAGTAATCANTAATCTTAAATAATAACAAAATGAAAAAAATGGCTAAAGTATCCGCTAAGAAATATATGACTGGTGGAATGACAAACCCTAACAAGGGTCAAATGATGACAGCAGCAGGTGTTAAATCTGCAAAACCAAAGTCTAAAGGATCTGGCGATGCTAATCCTGGTAAAGTACCTACTGGTGCTACTCCCGGTAAAAAAATGAGTTCTTCTACTACATTTACTAAGTCTAAAGCATCAGCTAACAAAGCAAATGCAGGCCTTTATAAAAAAGGTGGATCTACCAAAAAGAAGTAATCATGGCTAAGAAAGGCTTATACGCTAATATCCATGCTAAAAGAGAACGCATCAAAAAGGGCTCCGGGGAATCCATGAGGAAACCTGGAGCCCCTGGTGCACCATCTAAAAAAGATTTTATTAAGTCTGCAAA